CGAAAGTTTCCTGAATCAGACAAATGGAATAAGCGCATTCTGAAAGTAGTGCGCGGTAGAAAGACCGCTCATGCTCTTGAACGAAAGCTCATTCAAAAGTTTGGTCCGACACTCAACACATTCTAATCTTTCTAACCCACCAACCTCCATAGGAGCTATCATGGGTTTCAAAACACAACGGGATCTTCCCGTTAGAATCGACAGGCTTGATTTCAAGAAGCTGCAAAACTTCCAGGTGCGCACACTCGCAGACTGGATGGGAGTGCGCCGTCAGCTCGACAACATGGCATCTTCAGCAGAGCGTCGCGCGTTCTTACGCGACCGTTGTCTTGAGAATCTTGAGCGAGCGCAGAAAGGGTACGAGACGATTGTCCTGCAGAAGGACGTTGGTGTCACAACGACAGGCGCTGTTCCTGAAGCAATGGAAAAGCGCATGTATGAAGTGCTCACTGATGTCATCGTCAAACATCGAGAGACTTTGGGCGAGACTGCCTTCCGTGTCGTCGGTGAAGCTGCTGAGGCGATGAAGAAGACGCTTGAAGTCTATGCCAAAGAACAGGTGCGTGAGGCTGCTGAGAAACGCGCACCAGTCGTCATCAAGGACGGCAGCAAGACCCGCAAGGTCAAAGGAGTACTGCCTCCTGAGTTTCAACGTATCGTTGAACTGGCTAGTGCCGGCATCCCGATAATGATGGTCGGTCCTGCTGGTTGCGGCAAAACTTTCCTTGGGCAGAAAGTTGCTGAAGCGCTTGATCTCGACTACAGCGATCAATCATGCTCAGAAGGTATGAGCGAGTCTGTATTCAACGGACAGCTTCTACCCATAGGCAACGGCGGGTCCTTTCAGCACTGCCCATCGCCATTCATGGAACGTTACGAGAAGGGCGGAGTGTTCCTGCTCGATGAAATGGATGCCGGTGATCCTAACCTGTTCACCTATATCAACAAGGCCATTGCCAACGAGTCATACACAGTGGCAGCACGCTATAAGAACCCTGTCGTGAAGAAGCATGACAAGTTCCGACTCATTGCCGCCGCCAATACATTCGGCAACGGCGCTGACGCGATGTACGTTGGTCGCAATCAGCTTGATGCAGCAACGCTCGACCGATTCAAAGTTGGCCTCGTTACGATGGACTACTCACACGATGTTGAGAGCAGTCTTGCTCCTGCGGATCTATGCTCCTGGGCATGGACCGTACGAGGGAAGATCGGTGAGTTCAAACTTCGACGTATCATGTCGACGAGAGTCATCAAGGACCTTGCAACGATGACTAGACTCTACAAGTGGGAACAGTCCGACTGGGAGGCATCTTACTTCAAGGGGTGGACCGAAGCTGAGCGCAAAATGATTTTGAATTCAATGCCGTTGAAGGCCGTAGGAGTTGCAGCATGATCACGAAGAACAACCGCATTGAAAAGGTTGAGGGTGGCGTCAGCTACGAATGGGATACATACGATGCCTTCCTTGAAGACTTCAAACAACTTAAGGAGGCTGAACCTCATTACGTTGCGAGTCATCTGTATTTTTCCGGTGGCGCACTTGGCATGGAATTCATCAGTTCAGCACAGAGCGATAATTGGTACGGTTGTGATGGTGGCGCATACAAGTGCATGAGCTTGGTTGAGAACGGCTGGCCTGAGTTGCGTGAGCGACTGGCTAAGATGATGGACGGCATTGAACTTGAGCTGCCAGTATTTCCACAGATGGACAATGTACGTCGTCGCAAGCGTCGATGGATGGACCAGGGCGACACTGTCAGCATGACTCGGGTATGGAATGGACAGCTTGATACTGCATGGCAAAGACCGGTACGCATCAATCGTATGCAGCCTAACACTAAACGAATCAGCTTGGCATTTGATGTCAGTGACAATGCGAACATCAGGAACAAAGAAGCCATGTGGCGCGCAGCTCTTTGTACTCTGCTTTGTGATTCACTAGCACGAGCTGGACGCGTCTTTGAGATCTGGGTCATTGACAGCACAGTGGGTCCGTTCTACAGTGGGCCTCATAAACTCTGGTCTGGCTGGTGTGTCAAACAGACACAAGACCCACTGGTGATGGATCGTATGGCTGGCATGGTAAGCATCGGCTTCATGCGCACTGCTGGGTTCATGGCTGAAGGAATGGGACCGTATCGAGTGACGTCGAGTCTTGGCGGATCTCTACATTATGGATTACCTGCAACGCTGCGCCGCAGACAGGCAGAAGGCGAAGTCGTGTTGCGCATTGCAGGTTGCTATTCAAAAGAGGGAGCGATCGATGAGTATGCTCGCGCATGGCAGGAGATTGAAGCCGCGATCAACGGCACTCAGGAGGACGCGGCATGAGAATTATCCTATTGCTAGGAGCACTATTCGTGCTTGCGATGATAACAGTAGTTTGTCTAGCTGTATTAACAAGGATCTTCATTTGGATATCTTGTAAGCTAGGAGCTAACTACGATGACTTCAGATAGATCATTAACTACTTATAGAGGTACTGTCATGATTGGTTTTGCAGAAGGCTATGACGCTGAGTCGCAGGCGAAAGTGTTGTTAAAGCGTGTCACCATCACGCCAATCAAAGTCTGCGTGCTGCCAATTGATTTCGAGAAAGGCAGCACGTTGCACATCGTGCGACTTGAGCGCAGAGATGTGGCGTCCTTCATCGGGCTAGATGCGCGATTCAGTGCCAACATTTTTGCACGCCAACTTGAACGTGCGCTGTACGACGAGCTTGACGAAGAACGTCGTCTCTTGGGGCAGGTCAAAGTATCGAGGCCGAACGTATGAATATACGAAAGGTTGATCCAACTATTCTAAAGGTCTGTGACATGCTGGCTGAACTAACTATCAAGAAAGGATGCCCACAGTCTTCAGACGATATCTACTCATATTTAAGCGACGCCATTGGTGCGTTTGAAACTGAAGATACAAAAGTACCTGAAGCACTATTTAAAGTCTGGCATTTAATGGAAGGTGATGTATGAAGACCATATTGATTGCGCTCTTACTAATGCTCTTTTCAATCACTTGCCAAGCTTTCGATTTGAAAGGAATCGAAATCGGCAGCGTTAGGAATGATGTACTCATCAATGAAAAGTTGGGCATTGACTGCGGCAGTTACAGCAATGTGTGCAGTGACTATACTATGGTGATGGGTAGAGTATCAACAGTGATACTCAGCGAACGTGATGGGAAGATAGGTAGCATCACTGTCGTAACCAGCGTCATGGCGTTCGATGATCTAGTCGAAGCACTCAAAAAGAAACATGGAGATCCAAAGACCGTTGAACGATCTAACTGGCAGGCCATGAGCGGAGTTCAACTGGCGAATATTTCCATGCAATGGATCAATACTGCAGGCGATGAACTGACAGTTACGAAGTATGGAAATTCAACACAGTCAATACTGACGATGAAGTCTCATGCGCAGATTAAATTCGAAGATGCTAAGTCGAAGACTGCAAAGAGTCAGCTATGATTAAGCCTACTGTAACAGCGAAACAAAGATTGATAGACGTAGGTAGTAATCTTGAAGGAGGCAACTACGGTACGGCGATTTGCGCTTTAGTTGAATACTACAATGCACGACTCAATGGCGAAATTGAGCCTTATGTCGATAGTAATCGTGGTGATATCTTGGCGGCAAATCTTGCAGCAGATATTGCTAATAGTGTGGATGATGAACTAGAAGTTAGAGCATCGTCATGAACAAATCATTGGCGGTAATGACCAAGTCTGGTAAGAGTAGAATGCTATGAATGATGCACAAAAAGATTTGCTCATAGAGCTGCTTAAGATATTCAGAGAGCACGAGAAACGTAGTTTTAGTTTTGAGTTCAACAACTTGGACATGCAGATAATAGAACTCTGTCGTACGATAATGCAAGACATGAAATGAAGAACTGGCTCAAGAGACTACTATGAACATCTTCGTGCTCGACAAAGATCCAATCAAGGCAGCGCGGTACCACAATGACAGGCACGTGGTGAAGATGATACTTGAATCAGCACAGCTGTTGAGCACGGCGCATATCCAGCTTGATGGATTTGAAAGGGCCAGCAGACGCGTGCCATTGTTACTGCGTCCAAGCCACACCAACCATCCATGCGCACTATGGGCGCGTAGCACCAGCGCCAACTATGACTGGCTGTACCGTTTGCTGCTGGCGCTGCTGGCTGAGTACACCCGCAGGTATGGCAAGGTGCACCGCTATGCCCAGGCAGCGCCGGTAGCCAGCCCAGGCCATGGGGCCGCAGGGCCCGTGCCTGTGGCCACAGGTGCAGCGGGGGGCAGGGCTGGGCAGGGGGGCAGGGCTGGCGCGGTGCCTGGGCTGGCTGCTGCAGCCCCGGGGGGTGTAGCTGGCCAGCTGGGCGCGCAGCCCTTGGGGCTGGGCAAGGGCAAGCTGCTACCGTGGCCGCAATGCATGCCACCACAGTACAAGCGCGCACCCGCATGCGCCGTGGCTGCGTACCGCGCCTATTATTGGGGAGAGAAACAACATATCGCCAACTGGCGAGCGCCTGCAACCATACCGTCATGGTGGATAACCAAACAAGAGCGCGCAGCATGACCAAGATACTCATGCCAGCTAACTCAGTTTGTTGGGTTAAGATCGGCAGCAAGCGCAAGAAGGCCACCTACTTAGTCAGACGCAGTAAGAATACACACAGCGTTCGACTGACGGAGGAAGAACGCAAGGACAAGAAAGATGATGGGTTACGTGAAGTATCCACAGATCAAATAGAGAGTACTTATGAAGTGCGAACTTGACGAAGACGCTTGCTGCATTCATTGCGGCTTTGACGCCGCTGAATGGTGGCATCTTGAACGACAGAAGTCGAAAGAAGACCGACAACCTCAACCGGAGTGCTCAGCCAATGAGCGACAAAGAATTCAGAACATGGTGCCAGTCAGTTCACGACGAGCTTAAGACAAAAGGATTAAGTCGTAATCAATCAGACATCGACATCGTTGAAATGCCGCAGTCAGTTCCATGTGAACACGGTGTCACAGGAACATGCATTGATTGTAACCCAGGAGTATCTTTGAGCGTACTGTTAAGAGGCCGACCGCTCGAAGGTCAATGCACTGTAATCGAAGAACCTCAACCGGAATATTCCGCTGATCAGGAGACGACAATGAACGCAAAGGTTAATGCACAAGACCTACTCATGAAGACAGGTGGTGAATGGCTTGCGATTATTAGAGAATGGATACAACGTAAAGCCATCAACGGCGAACACGTCACATGGGGAAGTAGTGAATGGTTACGATTCAATAGTGTCAGTATGGCCGACATGGAAAATCTCGCATCAAGGATTGCAGCCAGCGCGATCAATGAGTACGTCGAAAGAATAAGCCGTGAGGCACGAGTCAGACAGACATTCGCCAATATGACCAGCAATGTTGCGAAGAAAATTTCTCGGGAAATTCCTGAGACTACGCCCGCAGATCCTAGCTATAAGTTCAAGGAACGAACGTACAGTGACGCGGCGACATCAAGCCACTTCAGCGTCTACCCAAGATACACACCAGGATCACCAGCGATGGTACCACGTGCGATGGCATTGCGGATCGCAAGTGATGAGAAGAGTGCATACGAGCTCGCATTGCAAAATGCCTATGCCCATGCCATACCAGATTATATCTTTGCAAAAGATAAAGGTCTTGGCGGTATCGTCGAAGAAGTGTGGGAATCAAACGGTAAGCTACAGTTCAGAGATGTGCTGACAGACGAGCGCGGCCAAAAACAGAATCTAAAAGGAGCTCGCTGAAATGAAGAGCAGTGATCCACGCAATGTCACACACTTTATCGATACACAGAAGAAATCAAAGAAGTTGAAACGCCGACCAGCACGTAGCATGACAGTGCTTGAGGCGCGACGAATGTTCCTCAGCGAAGTAGAAGAATTCTTCGCTGAAGAGTACGGCAGCACAATGATGCATACGCAAATCAACCTTGAAGATGCTGACGTGGCATTTGCAGAATTCGTCGGGCTCAAACGTGAGCGCGAAGAACAGCTATCGAAGATATCAAATAGTCATATACGCATTGACAAAGGTCGTGGGCATTACAAAGGACATATAGGAGTAGATGCGAAATGCGAACGATGCAAACAACGCCGTGATTGGCATAATCAACCAGAAGAAGAATGTAGTCATGACGCTTGAGAAAGAAGAACGAGGAATCAAATAACATGAATGACGATGAATATCTAAAGCACAGGGCAAAAGAAAAAGAATGGAGACGCGAGCTTAAGAAACGATTGATACAATCTTTGATCTTAGTGTTCAGCTTAGGAATAATCATAGGTATCGTAATAGGACAGCATAGTCCACCATGCAAAGCAGAAAGCCATGCCTCGTGAAAGAGTAAATGATTTCCCAGAACTCATGCTGGCAAAACCGTACGACATCAAACGCATCGAATCATGGAAGGGTATGTACTGCGAACCAAAACTTGATGGTGTTCGCGTGGTAATTCTCTGTAATCCAAAGGAGGAAGAAATAACATGTCATAGCCGTAATGGTCGCGAGCTTGAAATGTTCAAACATCTGTACAAGGAGATCTTTGAGTTCGCAGAACTTGCCATATCAATGAGCAAGACTGACGACGATACTTTTGACAGTGGTGTAATGCTCGATGGCGAAATGTATGCAGTTAGTGGCGAGTTCGGAGATATCAGTGGCGCGATACATCGCAAGGAACACACTGCTGATTACGCGCGCTTCGCATGTTTTCACTGCATGCCGTTAGACTTGTTCTATGAAGGCGAGGGCGACGGTTGCGGCCAATTGAAACGTAGCCGTATGATAGCGAAGATCATCAAGAAGAAAAAGCTCAAGCTGATAACCTATCGTGAGCCAGTGAAGGTTGCCTCAAACGAAGATATCGAGAATGCCAGTATTCATTACAAAGCTCTAGATTACGAAGGGTTGATGGTCAAGAACTATCTTTGGCCATGGGTTCCTAAACGCTCATTCGCCTGGATGAAGATCAAAGATGAAAAATCTGTCGATGTAATCGTAGTCGACATGAAGAAAGGTACTGGCAAGTATTCAAGAACACTTGGTGCGTTGATCGTTGATCATAAAGGAAAGAAAGTTAGAGTGTCAGGAATGACAGACAAGCAACGTCGTCAATTCTGGAAGAAGCCAGAGACCATCATGGGTAAGATGATAGAGGTCGAGTATCAGGAAGAAACCTCGCATGGCTCATTGAGACATCCACGATTCAAAAGATTCAGAGATGATAAACAGGAGGTCGCAT